AGCGTGACAGCCCGGCGAATATCGATCGTGTGGCCAGTCGCAGGAGCCGTGACGAATGTCACCGTTCCGCCTTCACCCGTCGATGAGATCGAGACGGAGTAGTCCGTGGTGAGCGTCTTGGTGGTCGGAACGCCGGTCGAGTCGAGGATGTCTCTCACCACAAGATCAGTGTCATCGAAGACCTTGAACGCGAAATTGAACACCGTCGTCACGCCATTGCCGGACGCTCTGGTGTAGGTGCTGGTCACTTCTATCGTCACGTTCTATCTCCCGGCCGTGGTCGTCAGATCGACCATCTGCGATGGTGTCTGCTCATCAGGTTCCCACCAGTACGTGCTTCCCCAGTCACGACGTGCCGCAGCCTTTTGGCGCGCAAGGTATCCCGGCGAGAGCGTGTCCTGCAGTTCGTTGAAGCCTGCATGATCGATTGCGGACTTCAGGTACCAGATATTCAGAAAGGGAATGTTCTGGCGCGCGAAGCGCAGGAGTTCTGCAGCGGCTTTCGTATCTTTCCCCTGCAGGGCCTGTCCGAAATTGCCGAGCGTCACGTTGAAGAAGTCCGCCGCGGTTCCCGCAACAGGACCAGCAAGGCTGGTCCAGTTCGGCTGTCCGCCGCGGGAGTTGCCGCCCATGCCTGTGTAGAGGATGTCGCCGAAGATCCCGAGTCCGCCGCCCTGAGCGAACGCCGCGCCCCAGAACTTTGGTGTCGTTGCATCGCGCGGATTCTTGCCGGCGACGAGATCCTTCAGTTCAACTGAGAGCGCGCCCATCAGCGTGAGGCCGGTCAGAAGCGCCAGGCTGTACGCGACCTTGCCCTTGGCGCTTGGGATCGAGCGAATGCGCTCCAGATTTCGCAGCACCATTGCAAGCGGGAACGACTTGAACAGCATCAGCGAACGGCCGATCTCGCCGCCAAGCGTTCCCGCCTTGGCGCCCTGAGTGATCGTCGCGCGCGTCACCACATCTGGCGCGAGAACAGCGGTCTTCGCCTCGTTGTCGATAAAACCGAGCATCTTCGCGACCGCCGAATTCACTTCTGCATCAGTGAATCCATGCACGTCGCGGATCGCATTGGCGGTCAGCAGCTCGCGCCCGCGAATATTCTCAGGCGTCGCGGCCTGCCAGATCTGCCAGTCCTTTTCGGTGAGCCCCGCGCGTTTGAACCGTTCGCGGTCGAAGTCAGAGAGTGCCGCCCAATCCGTGTTCTTCAGCGTCGCGAGCTGATCCTGCAGCATGAGACCAAGGCCTGCCCGCAGTCGATGCGTCCACGACTCGACCAGCTGCAGTTTCATCGTGGCGTTTGCAATCTTCCCGGCCCAGTCCTGGCGGAGCGTGTCGGCGTGCCAGGTCTGCATTTCCCCCGCCATGCTCTCGACGGCGAGCCCGAGGCGCGCAGCATCATCGGTCAGATGCTTCCCGGTGAGACTCGACAGGAGATTGCGCAGCGACTTACCGAGTGGCACGCCGTTGTAGCGCGCAGTCGCAAGCCACGTCGGCGCATCGTTGATCGAAGACAGCATCACGCCACCGAGCTTCGTCGCACTCGTCCAGTTGCGAATCGCGCGACCAATCGCTGCCGCCCGCGGATTCACCGGGGTTGCGACTGTCCCATTGAGCACGTCCCACACCATGTCGGTCGTCGCGCCGAACTGATACACGCCCGAACGCTTGCGCCCGGCTACTCGCGAGTCCTCGATTTCCGACGTGTCCTTCAGCAGCTGATATGTCGTGCTCGGATTGGAGCCGAACGACTCCATGAGCCCGATGTTCTTCGCCTGAGCGTTGACATGATTGTGGATCGCTTCGAACGTTGAGCCCTGCCCGAACTCCTGCATATAGCCGAGATAGGACGCTGGGTCCTTGAAGTGGATCGCGCGGTGAGCTTCATCGAAGCGCGAGGCGCGCGATCCCATGCCGCGCTGTCCGGCTTCGCGATTGGCGAGCCCTTCGGTGGCCAGCGTGTCATATGCATGGTCGAGGAAATCGACCATCTGCGCATCGGTCATCGCCGTTCCATCGGTATTGAAGTAACGCGAGCGGTCGAGCTTCGGCAGCACGGATCCGATCCACTTGTCCTTGCCGGCCTTCACAATGGCGCCGGTGTCGTGGGGCTGCGGAAGGTACCCATAGTCGAGCTTGCCGATGTCCGCGCCCGCTGCGTTCATGCGCTGGCGGATCGCCTCCATCTGTTCGAGATACGCTTTTGCGCCATCGCGCGCGATCGGGTTACCGGTGTCTTCCCCATACACTTCCCGTACAAAATCGCGTACGGCTTCCGGGTTTTCGATGAGCCCGAGAAAACGCGGCGAGGCGGCCTTCATCGTATCGACTAGCCGGCCGAAGAGTTCGGCCCTAACCCCCGAGACATACTGATCGACCTGTCGCAGGCGCTCGAAGAGCGCTCTGTGGGTTGCATCCTTTTCGCCCAATTCCGCAGCGCGTGTCGTGAGCTGCGCGGCTTCGCGCGTCTGCGCGGCGAGGTTCAGCGCCTTTCTCTGTGCCGCCTTCGCGGCCTGTTCGGTATCCTGCTGGAGAGAGAGTTCGGCTGCAGCCTTCAGTTTCCCGGCCTGATCGAGACCGGCGAAATTCGCATCGGTACGGGCCAGTTCACGCAGGTTCGAGGTGAGCCGTTCCTCGATCCGCTCTGCCTCGCCCTTGCCAAGGGTTCGGCCGATAGCCGCCTCAACCTGCTGGATGCAGCGGGTCTTCATGTGAGCCCCAGAAAGCAGCTCACTGCGGCTTCGTACGCTTTCGCCGAATTGAGATCGTGTTCGTACTGCTGCCGGACCTGATCCACCGCGTCGGCCAGTGAGATGCGCGCTGGCGCGCCGGTCTCATCGGCCCCGAGATACACCTCTGCATCGGGATTAGCGCGCGCCAGTTCTTCGAGCGCTGCGAGTTCGGGCAGGTCGCTCGGTTTTTCGGGTTGCGCCTTGAGGGCGTCCGCGAGAGGTAGCGCGGACACATCCGCCGGGGAGGTCTCGGAAGCTAGTCGGCTTCCAGTACCCGTCGGTTGAGGTTCTCCGCGAATTCCCGGGCCAGCTGCTCGGCGGTCGGCGGCGAAGCCGCGGTAGACGGCTTCTGAGATTCGGCCGGCTTCACGTTCTGCGCGGAGGGCTTGGGCTGCTTCTTCACGCAGCCGATTATACGCCTCCGGGGAGGCCTTAGGAATTTGTTCCAGCGGAACGAGTTCCGCACCACCCTTCCCCAGGCTATTGTCAATTGCGGCGATCTGGACGCGCTGATCGCCTGCGTAGCGGCTCGCCAGTTCGTCCATCGTCTGGCGTGATCCCTCGTGCGTGGCAAGGTGTTCGCTGAGCGGCACCGTGCGGCCACTACCGAACTTGGCCTCCTGTCGCATTGCGCGCGGTAATGCGCCACCAGTCAGCGCCTCAATCGGATCGCGGAACGTATAGACGATGCGGACCTGCTTGCCTGCAGCCAACGCCTGCTCGATTTTCTGAACCGCGCTCTCGAGGCGATTCATGTTCGTGTCGTAGATGATCTGCGCGCGCTGTGCAAGTCCACCCATCGCGGCAAGCCCGGAGGTTTTCCCCGCCCCCGTGCCGCCCGCACTGAATACCACGAGCGGATCTTCGCCAGCCTTGGGTGCCTCGGCCAGCTTCTCAGCATAGAGGCGTTTGATGAAGGCTGAGGCCGGCTCGTGAACCGCGGCGGAGCGTGTGCGGTCTTCGAGATAATCCGGCGAGAGTTCCCGCGCGACATCGACGTTCAGAATTTTGCCGCCCGCAGAATCCTCCAGCCCGTTGTAGCGCTCGACGGCTCCGGCGTGGTCGCTCTCAAGGTCCGCTGCGAAACGAGCGCCGATGTCTTCGTGCGCGTATGGCACATCGCGCGGCTCACTCGCTGCGACACGCTGCGCAGTACGTTGTGATTCGAGTACGTGGTCAGCATCCGCGAAGGAGCCCGGATGTGTCGCCGCCGTCTCGCCTACATCGACGGGCTCACCGCGAGATACCTGCTCCAGCGCCGTCTCCAGTGCGCTCTGGTGGGCGACCTGCGCCGGGATACCCTCAGGTGCACCAGGCATCGTGTCCCGCTGGAAACTCTTCGCGTTGCGTCCTGCGAGGATCGCATCCGCATCCGATGGCTTCAGACGCGGGTCAATGCGTGGAGCGAGCGTGTGGTGAAGCGCACCGAACAGAAGCCCGGTCAGCGCATCGGTCGTCATCGCAGTTGGGTCGAGAATCTGCGGCGCAAGCTCCGGATGCTCACGAAGCATGAGCGCTTCGGCGCTGCGCGCACCGAGGCCGAACAGCACGTTTCCGCCGGCCCCGGTAGCAAGACGAGTCGCGAGCGTGCCGCCCAGAACCGGCACCTTGAGTCCGGCTGCGGCGGCAGCGCCGCTCACCACGCCCGCCCCAACGGCCGTGCCCGGCGAAACACCAGCTCGCACGAGTTCCGCCGGCTGGCTCAGCTCCTGCGTGCCGATGAGGCCGACCGGTCCGCCGGCTCCGAGGGGCAGCACGATTTCAGAGAGGCCGCCGAGCACCTGCCCGACCTTGCCGACCTCCTGTGCACTCGGTGTCCAGTAGTCGATGGCATCGGTCGTGTGTTCGTCGAGTCCTCGGAAATACTCATCGAGCAGGTCATCCGGAACCTGATCAAACTCCACATTTGGATCCGGATGATCGATCACATACCCTTGATCGTAGGCGGACAGTTTCGCGATGCCGGCTCCCGCCATGCCCGCGGCCTGCGCAGCCTTGGCGCCGCCACGCATGACGCCCGTGCCGATGCCGCGAAACACGCCGTGGAAGGCGCCGGGACCCAGATCGAAGCTGTCGATGCTGTTCGCGCGCGCGATCTCCTCGGCGGTATCGGCTTCCTGCGGGTCGAAGGCGAAGAGATCGCTCATGGTGACACCGTGACCACAATCGGCTGGCCCTTGTATGAGAATGGCTGTCTGCC